TTTAAAGTCCGATATTCTACGAGGTCTGACCACTCTAAATACCTTTTATGAGTCTTAGTATACTTATTTAGATGTCTTATAAGGGAAAATATCAACCAGCATTCCCAAAAAAGTATAAAGGAGACCCCACAAATATTGTGTATAGATCTTTGTGGGAAAGGACTTTTATGAAATATTGTGATACGAATGAGAATATTTTAGAATGGTTCTCAGAAGAAATTGCAGTTCCTTATAGATCTCCAATAGACAATAAGATTCATAGATACTTCCCAGACTTTTATATCAAAGTCAAAGAGAGTAATGGGCAGATTAAAAAATATATAATCGAAATCAAACCAAAGAAGCAAACAATAGAACCACAAATCCAAAAGAGAAAAACAAAGGGATATATCTATGAGGTTTATGAATATGCCAAGAATCAGGCAAAGTGGAAGGCAGCAGAAGAGTTTTGTAAAGATCGTGGATATGAGTTTAAGGTGCTCACAGAAGATGACCTAGGTATCAAATAATGCCAAGAAAGACTCTCAAACAAAGAAAAGGTCCAAATCCAACAGAAGATAAGAGTAATCGTATTCGTTCTGTGATTGATAATTTAATTGGAAATGAAGACCCTGATGATTTAATGATTGAGATATTGGATGTTTTGCAAGAAAGTGGAAAGGTGCCTAGTGTTGGTAAGTATTATGTTTTTGTTTATAATCCAAAGACACCTAATGTACAGTACGATCAAAATCCATTAGTCGCAGTGACTGATAGATTTCAGTGGGGATTTAGGGGCATCAACTTTCACTGGGGAGAAATGAGACAATATACTTGGGATGAAATACCTGGTTCTTTGTATGAGGTTTATGCAGAAGAACTTGCCGACTTGAGAGAGATACCTTTTGGTAAAATCCGTCTAAATAGTTAGAAAATCGATAATGGCAGTTTCTTTTCCATCTAGTTTATCACCAGCAGTTCAAGCAGCTAGTATACAGGAATATAGAAATGCTGCCGCTTCCCAAACTGCACCGCTTAGATACCCACAGAAGAGTATTGGTAAGGATGACGACTACTTAGAAATAGGTGTTATTGAATATAAAGCACCAGGAACTAAAACGGAAAAAAATACTCTTAAATTACAAAATAGTACACAATCCAATTCTAATCAAAGGATATTATCTACAATACAACTTCCAATACCAGCAAATATTGGTGACACAAACCAAGTTAATTGGGGGGATGATAGTTTAAATCCCCTTGCTGCTTTGGGTGTAGAGAAAGCAGGAGAAATTTTTAAATCAAAAGATTATGGAAGGGGAATTGTGGATGCTTTTAACTCTGCTGGAATAACTCTTTCAAAAGTTGCAACTCAGGGTGGAGGACAAAATCTTGTTACTAATTATTTTACTTCAAAATTAGTAAATAGTGTAGCAAATGGAAGTGTAAACCCAACTGCACTACTTTCAAGGGCAGAAGGAAGTGTTCTAAATCCAAACCTAGAACTATTATTTGGTGGTGTTAATTTGAGGACTTTTACTTTTGATTTTGATTTTGCTCCAAGAAACTCTGAAGAATCAAATGTTGTTAAGCAAATTATAAGAATATTCAAACAATCAATGACTCCAAAAACTGGTAGTAATGCAGATGGTGCTGGGTTATTCATTGAGGCTCCAAATGTTTTTATTCTAAAATATAAAACTGGAAGTCGTGATCATCCATATTTAAACAAATTCAAACCTTGTGCTCTTACAAGTATGGGAATGAATTATACAGGTTCTGGTTCTTATACAACTTATGCGGATAAGACACCAGTTCATATGAAACTAAACTTAAGTTTCACCGAACTCAATCCAATTTACAATGAAGATTATGATAGTAATGTAGGCAAGGACGCAGTAGGTTACTAAAATGTCTTATTTCAGAGAACTACCAGACATAGAATATCAGTCCCCCTTTGCTGATAGTAATTCTTCACAGAATTATGTAAGAGCAAAGAATTTATTTCGTCGTGTGAAACTTCGTGATGACTTACAAAATGTCTTTACTCTATTCAATAAGTATCAGATTCCAGAAGGTGCAAGACCCGATATTGTTGCAGAAGCAGTTTATGGTAGAGCAGATTATGATTGGGTAGTTCTTATGACTGCTGGTATTGTAAACGTAAGAGATGAATGGCCTCTTTCGAATAGAGACCTTTACAGATATGCCGAGAACATTTACGGAACTCAATTAAATGCCGTTCATCATTATGAGACCACAGAAGTTAAAGATTCTAATGGAAGATTGATTCTCCCTGCTGGTAAGGTTGTTGATTCCAATTTTACTATTCCAAAACCAGATGATTATACAGCAACATTAAATCCAGTTATAGGAATCAGCAATTACGAATATGAAACTGCAAAGAATGAAGAAAAGAGATCTGTATACTTATTAAGATCAGATTATCTACAACAATACTTAAATGATATGAGAACAATTATGTATTATGAAAAGTCTTCTCAGTATGTGGATAAAAAACTAATTCGTACCGAGAATACTAGAGTCACGATGCCATAAGAGTTCTAAACTCTTATCAAAAATCATCACATATCGGTGCTTGCGGGAGCGGTCTTTCCATTCTCCTTCGGCACCTTTTACTTTACCTCGTGAGTGTTTAGTTCCGTCTGCAAAATAGAAATCTTTCTTTGGATCTGTAAGACCTGCGTATTTAAAATTGCAAGCGCGATAGATTGTACCAGTATGGTGATCGCTATCAGCATAAGAGATGATTGCTTTAACTTCAGTATCTTTCCGAAGTTGTCTAATCGCTCGTGACACAAACCAAGAAGTGATGTTATATTCTTCTGACTGTGTAGTAGGTTCGATGCATAATCTGGAGAGTTCAAAAATTCCTTGTTGTTCATTTCGTTCTAATCCAAAAGCACCTTTGGCAATTTCTGGAACAGGAAGCCCAGTAAAAATACAAGTACCCTTTACACCACCGATGTTTAGTGGAGAGAAGGCATTTTTTTTATAAAGACCATAATTGTAACCAGACCTAAAGGTTTTGGAAATATCCTTCAAATAATGAAACCGCAGAAGTAACTCTGCGGCTTCACCTTTGGTTACACGATCTATTGTGTAATCAGATTTCACTCGGCAAGTTTTGCGAAGTAAGACAGAGTATCATCATCGTCTTCATCATAAGAAGAAGACTTAGGAGAACTCAGATTGCTCAGTTCAGTACGGAGATCTTCATCAAGATCACGAACTGGTCCACGAGAAGTCTCTTCCTCATCAGCAACTTCAGGATCTTGACGACGAGTTCCTTTGTTACCCAGAACATAATCAAGACGCTTCTTCAGTTCATCATAAGACTTGAACTGATCGGCAGCAACAAGTTCTGCAAGAGAATACTGCTTCTTCCAGATTGCTTCCATAGCATCATCATCGTCCAGCATAGCACCTTGTGCGGCAAACTCACTGGAATCATAGTTGCGATAACCAGCAACGTTCTTTGCCTTCAGTTTGAAGTTAGCACCCTGCCAGAAGTCAAAGGGATCGATAGGAGTCTCATCCTCAAACTCGGGTTGCATTGCGGCAGTGATCTTATCAAAGATTTTCTTGCCGAACTTATAGAGGAAGACCCTACCTTCGTTAGAAGGATTCGCAGGATCTTTGACGACATAGATGTTAGCAGCATAAGTCAGTTTACGCTTCTGTTTACGTGCAATTTCTTTACCAGCATCAGTACCATTATTCCAGAGTTCGGAGTTCAGTTCCGACACGGGATCTTTCTGGTTCATAGTAGTGAGAGAGTTCTCAATATACCAACCACCAGGACCTTGGAAGGCATGGGAGTACAGTTTCACAAACGGCAGATCTTCGCCGTTAGGAGCAGGGAGGAAACGAATGACGGCATAACCATTGCCACTCTTATCACATTCAAGTTTCCACAGACGGTCATCACCTGAACCGCCAGAATTATTCATTTTTTCTACTTCTTTAACCAGTTTAGCAGTCAGCGAACCAAGTTTGGACTGCTTCTTAAGGTCTGAAAAGGACATTGGATACCTCGGATTTTTTTGGATTTGTTGGATTACTTGGATAGTATAGCAAGGATGGTCTCACTTGTCAAGAAATTGCTTGAGAGACTCAATTGTTTTATTCATACTATTGAAAAGTAAATTCATATCTGTGTCGGGAGGGAATCCCATAATTGCCACAGATTTTTTCAAATTCTCTTTCATCTCAACCGCTTGTGGGTCATCAGAAAGAGAAAGTCTTGTGTACATAATGCGTTGCTTTTCCAGCAACAAAGTCATCTTTTCAATGTGTTCCAGTTTATCTTCACGAGTCATTGACCCAAAAGTAAGAATACTTCCATAAATGAACTTTTGAAGGTCATTGATTTCTTCAAGTTCTTCTTGTATAAGGTCAGAGTCAAAGAATTTACTCATTTACAATTTCCCGTAAAAGTTTTTTGTACTGAAAGACATCAATATTTAGAAATGGTTTATATTTCTTGATTTTTAAACTTACGGTTTCCCACACTGGGTCCAAAAGTTTCTTATCAAACACATTCCCGAACAGGAATATTATATCATAAATCACCAGGGTTTCAATACCAATCTTCCCGCTCAGGAACTTTTTTAGAACTGGTGGATGACCTTTCGAACAGTTGAAAGCATCCTCTAATTTTGTTTCCGAGAGTAATTGTTCCGATTGTTCTTTGAACAAGTAGGTCAAACTCTGCTGTCGTTTCATCCACTCGACGTATGTTCTTTCGCCAGAATTTATAATTTCTCCAATCCATACGTTTTGTGGGTTATCGGCAGCAAGAAAGTTAGCAAGAAAATAATCTACTATTTCTTTATCGGAATATTTACGACTGGACTTTTCGAACCAGTACTTGTCTTTGCGTTTGTTGAAGGAAGTTATGGTTGCCCGTGACTTCCCACCATATTTAAAGAAATCGTATTTTGGATTTGTAAAATGACTTTTAAGAGAGAGATAATGTTGATAGCACTCAAATGGACTCATAGAGGAAGGCGGGCTTTCGAAGTTTTTTTCATAAAGTTTAGATTGATAGCATCATACTTCAATCGTTCCTTAAGAGGTTTAGAAATTAATTTTGTGACTGAATCTACCTCAATCTTATTAATCTCACAATAATGGCAAATAGCATCAATATAATTCATACTCTCCTCCGCAACGATCTTCTCTATCTCTAGAGAAAACTTGGAAGGAGTCAGAAACTTATCCTCTATTGCCTGTTCTAATTCCTTATTAGGTTCCATACTGCTCAAGTTTATCTCCAACAAACTTTCTAATATATTGGACGAGCAATTTAAGGTACTTTGCTTTGTCGTATTCTTCATAAACAACACATTCTCCATTTTCACAAGACATAATGATAACAAATTTTTTGACTGGTATCTCAGTCAGTTCGTAAAACATTGCTGCATAAGCACAGCACTGGACAAAATAATGATCGATCCACTCACGTGGTTTCGGTTTCTTAGAAGTCTTAAAGTCGATGATTGCTAATTCGCCATTATATTCGGCAATGCAATCGACCGTACCGGCAATACCCAATTGCTTACTATATAGGGAACCTTCAAGAGAGTGAATATTATCAATATTCTTGAGAGTTGATTTAGCAATATTAAACAGAAACTCTGAGATTGGAAGAATATCCGTAGGAAGATCGTGATTTTTCAGGAAATACTCGGTAAGAGTATGCATATCCGTACCACGACTTGTTGCAAGTTTTGTGATACGGTCTGCTTCCACATCTCCAACTTTCTTTCTCCACTTCACAAAGATTTCTTTATTGAAATGACTTGTGATAGAAGTGATTGAAACTAGTTTGAGTAGTTCTTCATCATCAGGAACTTTATAATATCGAATACCATCTATAGTCTCCCGATCAAGTTTCGGGAGCGTCACATCAATATGATTGAACATTAAAGACCTACTTCTATTTTCGCAAGGATGTATTCTTTGACAAGTCCAGAACGAACAATATCATCGACACCAAATTCTATTATATCAATAGATGGCATTTTGCGCAACACATTCATAAAATCAACAATTCCATTACGCTCATTAGTTTTCTGCAAATCAGACTGAGAAGCATCTCCACAAAACATAATCTTAGAGTTCTCACCAACACGAGTAATGATTGAATCCAACTCATGTGCCGTACAGTTTTGGAATTCATCTACAATCACAATTGAATTATCAAGTGTGGTTCCTCTCAAGAATGAAGTGCTCCAGAACTTAATGGTTTCTTGTGCTTTAAGATTACCATAAAGCATCTCAAATTCGGCATCAGAAGGCATCTGGAACATATACTTCACCATATTCTTATAAGGAATCTGGTAGATGTCTGACTTATCCTCATAGGAACCAGGAAGGAAACCAATCTCCCTTGTAGCAACTAAAGAACGAACCAGATAGATTTTCTCATAAGGAGTTCTTTCATCAAGAACTTCACGAAGAGCATTATAAAGAGTGATAAAAGTTTTACCCGTTCCTGCACATCCATAGGCAACAAGATGTTTGCCCTCGGCATATGCATCATAAAGTTTTCTTTGATTGTCTGTGAGTGGGTCAATATCTAAAAGATATTCACTTCCGAGTGCCTTCTTTCTTTTCATTTGACGGGTTGTAAGACCAACACCAATTGGTTGCTCATTCGTCCTTTTTCTTCTTGCCATTAGATTTTTTTGACCGATGATTTAGGAGCTTTACTTGCCTTGTTTAGAACTTCGTTCCATCCTGGGTGCTTATTGACGAGTTTATCTTTCCACTCACCAACTTCCCCTGGACTTGCGGATCCTTGTGACCAATCCCTTTTCCATTCGGGATTGTCCTGATACCACTGTGTGATGTCGTGAACACTCATTTCAATCACTTTCGTTTCACCAGTTTCTTTATGAATAATCGGATAAATTGCCAAAATTAAATCTCCATTTTATATGATTTTATTTAGATGCTCCACTCATCAGAACCACCAAGTGCCTCATAGCAAGTAGGAAATTGTTCTCCAAATACTGCTTTACAGGATTTGGCAATATCCATATGTTCTTTCTGAGTTCCCGATTTTTCTCTGAGAGCAATGTAGGTTATCCACGACCTGCAAGAGCCAGTCATATAAATCCTGGTGGGAACTGCGAGAGGCAATACAAACCTAGCACATTCCTTTGCGACCTCTGCCTCTAGGAGTTCCTTGTAGAGGTCCTGAGCGGCATTGAAGTGGTCCTGTATCTTGGAGTAGAGTTCAATCTTAAGGTCTGCTGGAAGGTCGTCTGTGGAGTTCTGACGGTTCTTTGTGTCCTGCCTACGAAGTTCTGGTAGGGGAATCTCCTCAGCAATCAGATTCGTATCAGCATACCTCTGTGAGAACTCTTGGAATGTGAAACTACGATGACGCAGAATCTGTGCGGCAATACCACGAGTAGTCTCAATCTCCAGTGTCATCGTTGCCTGTTCAAACACACTCCAGTGATTGTGCTTAATACAATACTTCAACAGTCCAGCATAGTTGGGATTGTCCTGGTTATTCGGATTGCTGACACGAGCAATGTATGCCATCATGTTTTCGGCATCAGGAGTAATACTAATCAGTTTTACAGTCATTTCTTTCCAAATCCCCTGTGTTCTTTTGAATTTTGCTTTTCCAATTCTAGCACAGAAAGTTGTGCCTTCATAAATTGAATCTCCTCACCAGAATACAAATAATCCTGCTTCAGTGCTTCTTTAATCAGTTTAATTGCCTTTTTGTTTCTCATTCAGAATCCTCAAAAATTTCGTCGTAATCTAATTCTTTTGGTGTAATATCATCAAATTGATATGCCTGAACATCAGAATATAATTCTGTTTTCAGCGAATCCACAAGAAGTTCTAAATTACGGACAATCAGTTTTAGTTTGTCTTTGTCCATTGCATATAGTTCTCTCATATCATTTTACATAAAAAAGGAAGACAAGTCAAGATCATTATAGATCCTGATTTTGAACCCACGCAAGAACAGTATTGTAGTCAAGTTCATTTTTATTTTTGACGAACTCAATACTGAACATATAACGAATATTATCACCATTTACAACTTTGTGTGGTTGTTGATTGTTAAAAAGAAAAAATGAGTGTTCTTCGTAAGGAACAATCACAGTTTTACCAGGAACTTCAAAGGAGCATTCACTTTGAACATTATAATTAAGTTGCATATTTACACAAACACCGCGATTTTGATCTACGTGAAGATTGTAAATTTCATTTGGGTGAAGGCGAAGAATTCCTGCCTGAAGAATAGGAAAAGTTTCATCAATTCTATTCAGTAGAGATTCTTGAATCCAAAGTTCACGGGGAATTTGAAGTGCATCAAATCCAAAATAACTCTGCCAATCATTTGAGGAATTTTCAATTATAGTTTGATAATTGTCTGCAATAACTTTGGACTTTGTTTTAAATTTATAAAAAAGATTTGTCATAATTTCTTTTTTTTGCATAAAAAAGGAGACCTGTAAGGTCTCTGATGATTTATCGCATTGCCATCATTAGTTTTGCTTGCTGTTTACGATTTTCTTTTTCTTTTTGTTGCTTGATTAAAACAAGCTGCCAGTTGTTTTTCATTTTTTTTCAACCTCCTTAACAAACTTTACTCCACGATACTGGGCATCGTATTGTTGGGGTTGTTGTTGAGTTTGATCTTGCTTACGCATTTCGGTGTCATAAGGGACACCACGATATACTACTTGTGACATTAGGTTTTCTCCTTAGTTGTTTAGGTTAAAGAGCGTTCCTTCAGTCGGCGGTTGCGTTCGCTATTTGCGAATAGCGAATGAACGATCCGTTCCGCGTCGGCTTACTTCCGACCCTTACGGGTTGAACGTATTGTATATATTACCATAAAATTAAAAAAGTAGCAACCGATACTTTAAGTGTATCGTGCCGCTACTGTTACTTACGTTTTTTCCTTTCTGGTGCCTTGTATCCCCAGATTTTGGGACTTACCTTACCATAACCCCAGGCAATTTTTTGAACTGCTCCATGACCAAACTTATCAAAATATAAGTCAAAGATTCTTACCTTGCTTCCACGGCAGAGGTCAGTATAAGTCTCGTCATTAACAATATAAGTTACGATATTAGCATCAAGAGGAAATGATGGATCCTTTAGTTGTTGTATGGTTGCTTTTTCTAAAAGTATTTCACATCCATAGCGGGAAGGAATATCTTTCTTTTCTTCTGCCGTCCATTCCACCGTTGTTTTTTCCTCTGCGACACTGCTACTTTTACTCACGAACGACCTCCCCAAATAATAGATGGGTATGCCTGACTTACAATTTCTTTTGTAACATTATATTTGGTATCAAGTTTCTTATCCTTTACAAGAATTAGAATTTCTGCTTCTAGTGGATGAAGTCCTTCTAGAATATTAATGAACATAGATTCTCTACGAATACTATTTATTGCGTCATTACCACCTTTAAGGAAATGATAGAAGTGCTTGAACTCTCTACGAATCGTGGTGTGTCCCTGATCTGCCTGTGCGGCATTACCTACAGAGAATGAACCAGTTTCGTGCATCCTACGAATTTCTTCCGTAAGTTTATCACTCATTGACCCATTAAAAGTTGTCTGATCCTTATAACCAGAATAAGGTACAGGACCTTCTGGAAGAACAGAAATCACACTCTCATCAAAGTTCCAAATAAAAAGTGCTCTGATTGATGGGTGGTCGTACTTTTGTAGAAGTTCTACTTTCTTCGCATTACTTTTTTGACGTGATACCAAATCAAAAATCTCAAAGGCAAATGGATTAGTTGGTAGATTATCAATTACTGGTGCAACTCTTTTGGTAGTCGTTGCTGCTTTAGTTTTTGTTGTAGTTGTAGTCATAATTATTTTCAGTTAAAAAAATTAGTCTTCGTCGTCGTCTTCGTCTGAATCAAAGTAACCTTCTTCAAAACGAATTGCTAATACTTCGTCGGGAATCAGATTTCCCTGATTATCAAACATTTCTGGATGAATTCTAGGAATCTCCCTATAACTCATCATATACTCTCGGGCAACCCATCCTGTTACAACTCCCACTATAAGGAATAATATGATTAAAAAAGAACCGAATACTAAGCTAACTGCTAACATCTTTTTTTCTCCTTATAGGAATTGTTTTTCTTTTCTTTACAGTCAAAGAAAATTCAAAATAGATAGTTACTTCTCGTCTTAAAAAACAAAGTAACTTCTCAAAAATAATATGGAAATCTTTTGGTTGCCTTCTTTTACCTCCACTAAGAATAAGTTCTACACCACGATTTATTCCATCGTAGTTATTGTTATTTATGGGCGTATCAGACAATTTGCTTCTCTTTTAAATATTTGACGGTATCGGTACACCCACCAAGTTTTTGATCATCACAAATAACTTGAGGGAAAGTGGAACCTTCACCAAACTCCGAATAGAATTCATCTTTAGTAAAATCTTCTCCTAAAGTATACACCACAAAGTTACTTCCTGTCAACTCTAGGACTTGTTTGACTTTATAACAATATGGACAATCTTCTTTGGAATAAACGGCAAAATTCATAATTGTTTGATATCTAAAGTAATTTATATAAGAAAAAAGAGGAGATTTCTCTCCTCTCATTATACCACCATCTTACCTTTCCCACCACAGAAAGGGTCTTCATTCCCAAAGATACAAGGAGTGTTGAAGACTTGAATATTATAAGGTATTTTGAGTCAGTTGTCAAGCAGGTGGTTCTCCCTCTGGTTTGGGATGCTTTGCTTTTACTGCTTCTACCATCTGAACCCATTTACCATTCTCCAAATTACCAGACTTGATATCATCATAGAGAAGGTTCAGTTGGTCTTTCCAATCTCCATACTCCGTTTCACGATTACGAGCATAGAGATAGTAATTATAAGTTTCTACATCCTTTTGAATTTGTGCTTCTACTTCTTCCCATTCAGGTGGTTCAGAACCGTGGGGGCAGGACCAGCGCGTAAAGGTCCTGTTATAGAGATCAAATGTAGCATCAGGACGAAGATATTTAATAGCAGTATCTACGCCAGGCAATCTCGGTGCATTTTTCATTTCAAGTTTCTCCTAAAAAAATTATAAGTGTTTTATCACTCTGCTGCTGGTGCTTCTGGGGTAACGAGATCCCACTGGGTATTCTCTTCGTCCCACTGATAACGTGAACCAGCAGCGACTTCTGCTTCGGTCAGTTCAGGAGCAGGACCAACAGGTGATTCCCAGTCGGCAGTTTCGTTATTAAGAACCCAAGACTCAAAAGGTTTTGGTGCGACGAAGGCATCCAGTCCAGCATTGTATGAATAACCAACGCCAGCATAACGCTTTCTGATGCTGCTGTTATAAGAGGTCTGAACCCACTTACCACCTAGAAGCTTCTTACAGAAAGCAATGCCTAGAATCTCATCCTCTTGACCAGTGTGAGGATCGGTAATATCTTTGTTGTCTACTACGATAACTTGTGTGACGACGTTGTTTTCGTCTAATCTTGCGTAGTGCGCCATATGTCTTTAAGGAATATAATAAATGAATGGTATGTTTTTATTTATGCTTTATGAAGGATATGAGATAATGACGATACCGGAACCGCCGTTGCCTCCATTGAATGGTCCTCCGCTAGCAGATGGTCCTCTACCAGCACCACCTCCTCCAGAACCAAGATTTGCTGTTCCAGATACGCCAGGAGATGAACTACCAGCATTTCCACCACCGCCAGGACCACCAGATCCAGAGACTTGTGATTCACCTGCTCCACCTCCACCACCAGCGTAAGTTATGGATGCTCCACTAATCGTAAATGCTGATCCTGGACCACCATTTCCAGAAGTTGGTCCAGCAACACCAGCTCCGCCAGCACCACCGCCTCCTCCACCTCTGCGGAGAGCAGCAGGACCTCCAACACCACCATCATTACCTTGTGATGGTGCTGGTGTTGATGTTCCCGTTACTCTGCTTCCATTTCCAGCCGATCCAGCAAGCTCTCCAGCTCCACCGCCACCTGAACCACCAGGAGTTCCATTACTATTTGGAGCAGGCGAATTACTACCACCACCTCCGCCACCTTGAGAAGTTATTGTATCAAATATTGAAGGTGACCCATTTGCACCAACCACTGCTGATGTATCACTACCTGCCCCACCAGATCCAACTGTAATTGTATATACTCCTGGAGATGAATTTACCGGATGACTTGACGAATTTCTTAGACCACCAGCGCCGCCACCGCCAGCAGATGTGAATGCTCCACCTGCACCCCCGCCACCAACGACAAGATACTCAACGGAAGTCAGTGCTGGATCAGTGATGGTAAATGTTGCTGATGATGTAAAGGTATGAATGGTTTTACCGCTAGCATAAGAAACAGTTCCTCCTGTTGCTTTAACTGACTGTTGACCGACCTGATAACGGACGACTACGATACCGGAACCACCGGAACCACTAAATGCTGGTTGTCCACCACCACCGCCACCGCCGCCGCCACGGTTTACTGTTCCCGATCCAGCGGTGTTTCCGTTTGTACTTCCATTACCACCTCCACCGAGTCCTCCTGTTCCCGCAGCTCCCCATCCACCACCACCACCTCCACCAGCATAAGTTACTGATGTTCCCGAAATAGAGGATGCAGTCCCATTTCCACCAGGAGTTCCAGTGCCAGCAGTGGTAGTAGGAGTTCCAACAGATCCAGCCCCGCCGCCGCCGCCACCGCCTTCATTACCAGAATTAGTAGCACTTCCCGATGCAGATCCACCATCATTACCTTGTGATGGTGCTGGTGTTGAAGTTCCAGTTTCTCTATTACCTGATCCTCCAGTTCCGCCGCCGCCGACTCCCGCGCCGCCGCCGCCGCCAGATCCACCTGGAGCTCCTACAAATGGTGGAGATGGACTCAGTGGCTGTTGATTACTACCGCCATGTCCACCACCTTGTGCGGATATAGTTGAAAATGTAGAAGGATTTCCACTAGTAGCAGCTGTACCTGGAACTGCCGTTGCTGCTCCTCCTCCACCACCAACAGTAATAGTATAAACACCAGGAGAAGCACTTACAGGAAATCCAATAGCAGTTCTAAAACCACCGGCACCTCCTCCACCAGCACCACGATTGGCTGCTCCACCACCACCACCAGCAACAACAAGATATTCAACAGTATTATTATTAGCAGGAGCAGTTAAAACTTTAAAAGTATCAGAAGCAGTAAAAGTGTGTGCTTTCCATAATACACTACCACTATAATATGATGTTACTATTCCACCAGTTGCTTGAATAAAATTATCTCCAGTTGATTTCCAAGTAGAACCATCATAAACCTCTACAATACCTGTTGTAGAGTTGTATATAATAGTCCCAGCAGCAGTTCCAACACCAGCATTTCTACCAGTCGTTGTTGTAGCACCAAGACCAATAGAATTGTTTCTTATAAAGGTATTACCAACAACAATGCTACTAGCAGTTCCTGTAACCGAAAGCGTTGTGTTTACAGTCACATTCGTATCGTTGAATGTGATCGTTCCCAATCCACTGCGGTTTTGTATCTGATTTACACGTATCTCTGACGCCATTGTTTAGCAGACTTTTGAGTATTTATAGTTCAGGAGGATCGCCTTCTGGTTTTGGATGTCTTGCTTTCACTGCTTCTATCATCTGAACCCATTTACCGTTCTCCAAGTTACCAGACTTGATATCATCATATAAAAGGTTCAATTGATCTTTCCAATCTCCATACTCCATCTCACGATTACGAGCATAAAGATAGTAATTATAAGTCTCTACATCGTGAGCGATTTGTTTTTCAACCTCAGACCACTCTGGTGGTTCTGTGTGATCTGGGTCCTCATAGCGTGTAAAAGTGCGATTATAAAGATCATATTTTGCGTTGGGTCTTAAAAACTTAATCGCAGTATCTACGCCAGGCAATCTTATTGTTGGTTTCATTTCAAGTTTCTCCTAATATAAGGTATTATTCGGCAGCAGGTTCTGGGGTAACAAGATCCCACTCACCGTTCTCTTCATTCCACTCATAGCGGGAAAGTGTTGCGGTTTCTGCTTCGGTCAGAGCAGGAGCAGGTCCAACTGGCGACTCCCAATCTGCGGTTTCTGAATTTAATACCCAACTTTCAAATGGTTTTGGTGGGATAAATGCGTCAAGTTCTTTTGAAAATTGATATCCAATCCCTGCATATCTTTTTCTGATGCTTCCATTATAAGAAGTCTGAACCCAGTTACCGCCCAGAAGTTTCTTACAGAAAGCAATACCAAGAATCTCATCCTCTTGTCCGGTGAATGGATCCGTAATATCTTTGTTATCTACAACGATAACTTGTGTGACGACGTTGTTTTCGTCTAATCTTGCGTAGTGCGCCATATGTCTTTAAGGAATATAATAAATGAATGGTATGCTTTATTTATTATGATGTTGGATAAGCAATAATAACAATTCCAGAACCGCCTGCTCCACCAGGAGATCCACCAGCACCTCCACTTGGCGCCCCACTTCCACCACCGCCGCCACCTGTGTTTGTTCCGCCGGCACCTCCAGGAGTATCGCTATTTCTTCCAGCTCCACCGCCGCCTGGACCACCAGAACCTCCAGTGCCTGATCTTGTTCCACCACCGCCGCCGCCAGCATATGTAGTAGAAGTTCCATTAATTGAATATGTTATTCCATTTCCACCATTACCACCAACGTTAGCACCAGCAGGGCTTCCAGCACTACCAGCACCTCCTCCGCCACCGCCAGCATAACCTGGAGAAGCAGGACTACCCGTTCCACCAGCATTTCCAGAATTTACGATACCTGATACTCCTGGATTTAGAGCTGGTTGTGAAGGGCTTGGTGATGGATCGCCACCATATCCACCACCACCAGAAGAACCTCCTGACATGCCAGCGCCACCATGACGCCCTGGTCCGCCGCCAGCACCAGTAACTGAACTTATTCCTACAGCATAAAAACTTGAATTTTGACCTGGTGTTGTAGCATCGGGAGCCCATCCAGGAGGAGCACCAGCACCCCCAGCACCAACAGTAATCACATAAGTTCCTGGAGCAATGGGATATGTAGCACTATAGGCAACTCCACCTGCTCCACCACCACCTCCAGCAGTACCACCGGATCCTCCACCAGCAACAACTAAAATTTCACATTCTCTTGTTCCTGATGTAACTACAAAAGGATTTGTTGAAGTAAAAGTATGTACTTTATAATTAGATCTGGCAGTTGTTGATTCCGTTCCACCGGAAGCAATAAATGCTTCTAAAGTTTTAACTATAGACCATCCAGTTGGAGCGTAAGCTTCAAGAGTTTTTGTAGTTGCATTATAAATTATAGTTCCGTCAGCAGTTCCAATACCAGCATTACGTCCTGATGTTGTAGTAGCACCAATACCGATACTTGTAGATCTTATAAAGGTATCACCAACTGTGATAGAACTCGTTGCCGAAATCGTGCTAACACCAGAAATACTGTTGAAATTAATGATAGCCATTTACTTTATTATAAGACTTCCAGTTTTGAATATTTATACTACCACCCACACACCATCAATACCCAGAGTCCCATTGACTGTTACTGGACCAGCCATCAGACCATTAAAGGCAGTGCCAATATAATGATTTCCGTTGAGAGCATTGTCCATCACAACCATTCCGTTAGAAATATAAAGTCCCTGGAATGAATTACCAATTCCAGTGAGTGCTGTTCTATTTAATGTTGTCGTATTAATTCCAGCAGCAGAAGTTGTTGAAATACCAGCAGCAGAAGTTTGCCAGAAGATATTACCAATGGTTCCTTGTACACCCTGAGTTCCTGTTACTCCCTGAGTACCTTGAGAACCTGTTGATCCTTGTATTCCAGTGGTTCCTTGAGTACCAGTGATGCCTTGAATACCTTGTACTCCGGTTGTACCCTGAGCACCTGTAGTTCCTTGAGATCCTGTTATACCCTGAGTACCTTGAAGTCCTTGAATACCCTGTGTTCCCTGAGTACCTTGAAGACCTTGAGTACCTTGCGTTCCTTGAGTTCCTAATACTCCTTGAATACCTTGTATTCCTTGAGTGCCCAAAGTTCCATTGAATCCTTGAGCACCCTGAACTCCTTGCGTTCCTTGAGTTCCTAATACTCCTTGAATACCTTGAATACCTTGGACTCCTTGAATACCTTGAATACCTTGGACTCCTTGAATGCCTTGGACTCCTTGAATACCTTGAGTGCCTTGGATTCCCTGAATACCTAAAATGCCTTGAGTTCCTTGAGTACCCTGAATTCCTAATGTACCTTGAACTCCTTGTGTACCCTGGACTCCTTGGATTCCTTGAATACCTTGGACACCAGTGACACCTTGTACGCCTGTGTTAATTCTTACCCAAGAACCGCCATTAAACTGCCAAGTCGTATCGTTGGCGACGTATGTATCGTTTATAGCAGGGTTATTGGGAAAATTAAGGGCTGCCATTATAGTTTTTTAGTTATTTATCTCTGGTTTAGGATACTTATCTTTGATTGCCTGAATTTGTTCTGCCATTTCTGGTGGGAAAACTCCTGCATGAAACAGAGCATCAAGTTGGTCTGTGATTGATGGATACTCCAATTCTCTTTTTGTTTTATATGATAATTTGGAAAATTCTTTTTCTTGATTTTCTGCAATAATTAAATCTGCTTCAGATTGAGTAATCAAAATTAAATTTTCGGAAATTAGATGGTCTTGTGACCCATCCTTTTCATAAGCAAAAATTTGATTGTTGTCGTCTTTAAAAAGTTTCATTATCTTAACTCCCACCAAAGAGCAATGGAGACATTGCTTGAATTAGTAATTGCGTAGGTTGATCCATTGGGAACTACAAATCCCCAAGCTGCACAACCACCACCACCGGATGGTGTAAATTGTTGATACATAACTTGACTTCCATTAATAACTGCATATCCATACATATTTGCAGATGCATTTGGTGTCATTGCTACAAAAATTGGTGCTCCAGTTGAATTTGTATATGTAGTACCAATAACTCTAGAAGAACCTACGTTTGTCCAAGTTTGAGAAGAATTTCCCAACATAACTCTACTTAGAGTAGCTATCTCCGATGAAGTAATACTAGGAGTTCCAGCTACTGGTTGAATAGTATTAACCTTTAAAGTGCTCATAAGTCTTCTCCTGGTTTTGGATATTGATTTTTCACTTCATCAATACTTGCTTTCCAACCATCATAACCTTCATGATACAAAGTATCTAGTTGTTCTTCAATGGATGGGTAGGCAGAGGCACGGTCTCTTTGATATTGATTGTATTCGTATTCTGCTTGAAGTCTTTCTACTTCTACTTGAACCTCTTCTTCTGTTGGTGGTGGTAGTTCGTTTTCGTCGGACCACCACAATCCTTCATATAAATTTCCATCAACTGACCAACTTGCTCCAGGTCTCAATGACTGTAATGCTTCTGGTATATTCATTATCCCGATACCTCCATAAGAATAATTGATGATGCAGTTCTTGTTGCATCATTTGCGTTGTCAGTGTCTCTTCCATCTTGATTAATATAAACAGTTGCACCACCATTAGTACCAAGAGAAAAAGTATAAGTAACAGCAGTAGTTGAAGATGGAGAATCTAAGTACATAATTGGTGCAGGATATCCTCTCCAAGTTCCACCACTTGATGGAATACCACCAGCAATTGTTCCCAGAGCTCTATTGCTAGCAGCATCACCATTAAATATTTTTGTACCGTTTCTAAACATAAATATACCCCAAGTAGTGTCTGAACTTCCACTTACTTGTCCAATATGAACATAAATTAAAACTTTATTTGATGCTGATACTGGAGTAATTGTCGCAGAAAGACCAGTAATTGTTGCCGGACTTCCTGTACCACTTGAAGTTGAAAAAGTATTAGTTTTTGTAGTAGAGACAACCTGCAGAATACTTCCAGTACTA